TCTGATAATTCAATGTATGTTGCAGACTGCAGCACAGGTGTTGCTAATAGTGCTTCAGGCTTTTATTTTTACCTGGGGGAGCTTGAATGAAGCCTTGTTCTCGTAAAGCTATGCCAAGTGGCAACTTGCTGCAAGTTGTAGGTTTCGGCAGTAACAATACAGTCGCCAGTATTAAAGGCTCAGTTAAAAAACTGGGCACTAAATATAGTCAAGCATTAGTAGTTTTATACAACAAAGCCAATTTACTACCTATTGCTGTAGGCAGCCCCGATGCAAATGGCAACTATCAGTTCTTGGGATTAAATACGAATTTAACCTGTATGGTTGTTTGCATTCCCGCCGATACTGATTTTAATGCGTTAATCCTTGATCGTATTGTGCCCGCATAGGTGTAATCATGGCTAGATATAAGCCACCCAATTTTAATCAAACCAGCTTTAGCTTCGTGGGTGATACTTATGCGCCACCAAGCGGGAGTGTGCCTTTTGAATTTATAGCCACATGGTACGTTCCGCCACTTGCAACTAAAGTCATATTTAATTTCACTGATGATAGTTATGCGCCACCTAGCGCTCACAGCGTAAACTTCTTATTTGTTGATGATAGCGAAGAATCCAGTGCCGAGCAGTACATTGATGCTCAAGGTTTTAATGGTGAGCGATTTAGTCAGCCTGTAATATATGCAAGCGCAGCAACCATACAGCCTTACGGCATAAGTCCAGCCAACCAAGTTGGTGAGCCATGTGTATATAACTGGCTAACGCCAGTCAAGGCAATAGGATTCAGTGCGCAGGGTTTTAGCAATCCGAGTATAATCAATAAAACAAAAACAATAACAGTAAGTGGCTTCAACGCAGCAGCCTTTACACAACCAACAATATACAACCTACTTCAATTTATAAAGCCGACAGGTTTAAGCGCTGCACTGTACGGCACAGCCTACCTACAAGGTGGCGTTAAATACATTACAGCCAATGGGTTTAATGCCAGTGTATTTGGCACTACGACTGTTATTAATACTAGAGCAGATCAGTATTTACAGTTAAGTGGTAAAGGTATTGCGCCACCACCACTACCAAGCCCAAATGTTTCGCCGCGTATCTTGTATCCAATGGGTATTTTACCTGGTGCATTTGGTACGGCATGGGTACAGCGCAATCCATCACCAAAAGGATTTACAACAGACCTTTATGGGACGGCATGGGTTTCACACAGTCCTCGCTATTTAACACCATTTAAGGTTGAAGCGTTCCTTTCCGGTTATGCCAAAGTATTTGATCCGAAGCAGCGTATTTATCACGAAGGAAGTCCACCAATACCTGCAGGTATTTTTGGTGACATTTCGATTAAAAATACACGACGTATTATTAACGTACCTGGTAGTAACCAATCCCTCTATGGTGATTGGTCGGAAGTACGCTCAAACCTGAGCATGGCCGGTGTTCAATCCTTTGATGCCAATCTTTTTGGTAACATGGAGATCCGCAATAAAACACCTTCGGTTATTCCTGGTGCATGGGATAGTGCCACGTTTGGCAATACCTTTATCAGTGAGCGTGTTCGTCGGATCAATGCACGTGGTATCGACTGGCCAGAATCACAGCGGTTCGGCAAGCATGTTTTAACCAAGCCACCCGAGATTAAACCTGCCGGCTTTAACGCAATGCGTTTTAGTGAGCCGTGGATCAGCAACAAGACACGTGAAGTGCCGCCACCTGGCATGAATACCTTACGCTTTAGTGAGCCTGTAGTCTGGTTCCGCTATCGTCATCTTTCGGTTACAGGTATTGGTATCCCTGGATTTGCACAGCCTAAAATCGAGCATGGTTTACGTTTTATACTTGGTCAGGGCGATTCGCATCTGCGTTTTGGATCACCGACTGTATGGTTCAAGGTTCGAAAATTAATACCGTCCAGTATTTACCGTGAATTTGAAAGCAAACATTTGATCGGTGGTACTCAACATATACGTCATTCTGGATTTGTGGCCACACAGTTCGGTGAGCGTATTGTTCCAGAAAACCATGCCGTTTATCCACTTGGCTTTAATGACCAGGCTTTCAGCGAAAAAAACCAGATTGAACTACACACACGTTGGGTTCGTGCAACAGGATTTCTGACATTCGGCACCCAAACTTCGGACCGTTACGGTACAGCAAGAGCCTGGAACAAACGCCAGTATATTCAGCACAACTACGATTCAGGGGATGGCTTGAATCCTGGCGAGTTCGGCCAGTGGACTGCCATTGCTAATCGCAACCGTGTTATTGGTATGCAAGGGTTCACAGCCACACGTTATGGCTACAGTGCTATTGATAACAATGCTCGTCTGTTAAAGCCAGAAGCTATGTTGATGACAGTCTTTGGTAAACCAATGATTGCAGATCGTGTGCGTTATTTACGTCTGGAAGGTATGGAAGCACCTTATATCTCAGGTTGGGGTCGTGTGCATAACTCAGCGTTTGTGATTGCACCGGTGTCGGGAAGGCATGATCAATGGGGTAATGCTGCCCTAGTGAATACGCGCAGACAATACCGATGGGTTGGGGCATTTGATTCAATGGTATTTGGTCAGCCGATGATTGCTTTCCGTATCCGTAAATTATCCCTGGAAAGCCGATATAGTATTTATCAGCCTTCCATGCCTTTACCTAAGGTAGATTTGTATACACGTTATATTGATCCACCTGGCCCAGACTTATCTGCCTTTGGTGGCCCATCCTTATATATCAAGTGGAACACCTTTACACCACGATGGACACACCGCGATTATTTTGGTGAGCCACGTGTACACAATGTCACACCGGAGTTAAAACAACGAGGTAATGTCACAGAAGCAATGGGTAAGCCTAGTGTCCGTTTGCATAAACAATACCTACCGGTAGATGGTTATGGATCTGAACTATGGGGAAAAACAGTGATTGCTTTCCGTGATCGCTCCATGAAGGTTAGCGGTAATAACTATATGGCTTTCGGTCTGCACAAGGTCGTAAAAACCGGTGCGCCACCATATAGCTTGCAAGCAATTAGCCTTGATTGGGCCGAAGAAGGTGAACGACCTGATAGTTATGAAGGTAAAGGGATTGAACCACCGTTAAAACAGGTATCGATTCCATCATTGAAAACAAATGTGATTTTTGCGGAAGGCTTTGTTGCGACCAAGTTTGGTGCAACTCACATTCAATCCAACGGCATTTTACTTGAATCGGGTATTCAGGAATTTAGTATCGGCAATCATTTTGTCGGCCTTAAAAATCGGACCATTCAAGTGCCTACGATGGGTGATTTGCTTGAAATTGAAGAAACTCGGCCAAGAATATCGCCACATACCATTTATGCAGTCATGGAAGCACCTGCTCAAGCGATAAAAAACCATCCTTCAAACCAACTGCATTTTGTCAATAGTGATGGTGGTAGTCGTCCACCAGGCGAGGTATTTGGTTGGGTAACTGTGACCAATAGGCATCGTGTTATTCGTCCTTATGGTTATGGATTGGGTGCTGTATCACAACCAAGTGTGCAACTGCGTAAACGATATATCAAACCTCAACCGTTTAACTCTTTCCGTATGGGATGGCACTATTTCTCTGATGGTTCACCACAAAGCATAGGGCAATATGATAGCGAGAATATGCAAGCCTTTGGTCGCCCATCTGTAGTATCACCTTATTATGGTCCACAAAATATTCGTGCAGGTGGGTTAAATGCAAATCTCTTTGGGGTGAATCGTGTTGAGTTTTTTCACCGTACAGTACGCGCATCTGGTACAAACATGCTTGTGATGGGTGCAGGTCGTAGCGGTGATACACCGTATAAACCGCAAGGATTATGGGTCGGGGAGCCGAAGCCAACAACTCCTAAAGGATTTAATGCAGAAGTGTTTGGTGATACCACGATTAGTTTACGTGTCCGTGATGTTACCGCTGTGGGCTTTGACAGTTTTATCAGTGAGATGGATATTTCAAACTTCAAAGGCCGCATGAAAGTAACACTGGTGAAGAAGCCAGTTATTATCGAGCCTAAAGAAATCGAACTACAATCATTTGGTGATACCGCATACGGCACACCAGACATACGCTTAAAGGTCCACTACATTCGACCGGATGGCAACTCTGACCAATACAGGAAAGGTGGTCCAAAATGAAAAGATTAACACCATTGCTCGGTATGGATAACGTATCTGATGATGAAAGCATGTCAAATTTTGGCAAAACACCTTTTGTTAAACTTCGAGATGCTGTGAACGTCAATATCACCTCTGCCGGGCGCATGGAATTACGCGACACCGGTGCAGTTGTGACTGAAACACCGTATAAAAATTTATGGTGCAGTCCACTACACGGTGACACCTTTGGCACCCTAAATGGCGAACTGGTAAAAATAGATACTTCTAATTGGTCGCACGTTGCTTTGAATATTGAATTGAAAGGAAGTGTAAATTACCTGGTGGTGAATAATTTTATTATTATCTCCGATGCGCTTGCCCTATATAAATATGACGGTGCAGGTGTGATTAAACTGACGATTGGTACACCACCGCCACCGATGGCGCGTTTATCCACTGGAGCACTGTTGGATGGAACATACACCGTTGCAATTGCCTGGTCTAAGGATGGTCGAGAATCTGGTCTATCAAGCAGTTTGAGTTTAAATGTTGAAGGCGGTATTGAACTGATTTTACCGTATAACTACAGTGAAGATGCTGACCAGGTTGTGATTTACATGACCGAGCGTAATGGATCAGAACTGTTAAAAGTCGGTGCGGTTACTGTTAATACAGCAACCTTCAACATCAGTAGTGATAAGGATCTGACACGTGCCGCACAGTTTCAAAACCTGTCACCTATGCGCACCGGTAAGTTTTTAAAGTTATGGCGTGGTCGATTGCTGACTGCAGATAAAAACATGCTGTACTTTTCCCAGGCGTTAAACTTCCATCTATGTGATGAGCGTTACGCAACGTGTGACCTTTGTTGAACCGGTGGAATCCGGTGTTTGGGTTGGCCAATCTAACAGTGTGGTTTTTTTAAGTGGCAATGATGTTAGAGATTTGCGCCTGGTACAGACTGGTGCAAAGGCTCCGGTGCCTGGTACGGCTTTACGTGTCAATAGTGATTTGCTTGGAGAAGCAGCGGCCGGTTTGGAATCGGTATTGTGGTTGGCTGAAAATGGATATTGTGTTGGTACACCATCTGGAAATCTGGTTGAAGCACATGCCAACACATTAAAAGGCATCACCGCCAAAGGTGGACAGTCTGTAAGGTTTGATGATCGAATTGTCACTGTTCTACAGTAAGGACTGGTTTAACTAATCCGGTCATGACAATGGAAAAAATTAATCAAGACGCACTGTCAGATGCTTTATCGCGCGGTGAATACACCGAAGATGGTAATCAAATCACCTTTAATAAGCTCGGTGGTATCAGCTTTAAGGGTGAATACTTTGATCGTGTCAATGGTGGTGAATGGCAGCGCAATGAAAACCTGGTGGTCAATGAAGGGATTGCACATATCCTGAATGTGGCATTAGGTGCTAAGGCAAAAACAGCCAAATACTACTTGGCACTGTTTGGTGGTGCTACTGCACCGGCTCCAACCTGGACAGCAGCAAACTTTGCAGCAGTGGCGAGTGAAATTGTCAGCGGCACCGAAGGCTATACCAATGCCACACGTCCTGAATGGGTGCCAGTGGATACGAATGGCAATTCGATTGATAACATGGCAGCAGCAGCACAACTGACCATTGCAACATCAGGAACCTTAACTGTGACTGGTGCGGCATTACTGACCAACTCAACCAAAGGCGGCACCACTGGTACGCTCGTTTCTGCAAGTAAGTATGCTGTAGCGCGTACTTTCCAAAGTGGTGACGTTTATGAAATTGGTTATCGCCTAAGCGCAACGGTGTAAAACATGACTGGCCCTATTCCTTATGGGCTGCATGTAATAAGCGGTGAACTCACTGATCAAGATACTGACCGTATCCTTTCAGTGATTCACCGCTTTCTTACTTATAAAGAAGCAGCTCAACTCGAAAATTTTCAGCATGTCGGTGGTCTGTTTCGTATCATTGCAGACAAGCAAGAGCCTGAAAAATTCAAATTCATCAATGATGGATTGGTCAAAACCTTTATCCCGATGTTTTTTAGTGGCGTGATTGAGAAGGCTACCGTTCGTCAAGGTGAAAAAGTTAAGCTCAAAATCACTGAACAATGTCGCCGTCGTATAGGAATACAGCTTGAACGCAATATTGCCAAAGAGCTAGAACTGGAACGCTTTACCATTGAGCAAAGCAATAGGTTCCCTGAATTTATGATTCAGGGTGAAAGTGTATTCAAACGTACCCAATACCTTGCACACAACCCCGGTTGGTATAGCAGCACTATGGCCAAGTTGCATCAGTTTGTAGGGGGTTATGGGATACAGGAATTTGAAGCATTGCCTGACGATGCCATTGAGCGTGTGCAAATGAAATTGCCAGAGAAGCTGCTGCTTGAGTTTCAGGACAAGTATCGTGATGTACGCTTGCCAGGTTATAGCGGTTTGCCGGACAAGCGTGGTGAATTTCAGTATGACTACAAATGGTCAAAAACGCATGGTATGGCTTTTGACAATGAACATAAGCCGTGGCTTATCCAGGTCAGCAATAAAGTGTATGCAATGCCACTACCGGTCATCCCGATTACTGCAGATCCTAAATTTCACCAATATGTGCAAGAAGAATTAGGAGATCCCGAATTATTAGAAGTTTTAGAAACTTTTGGCGCATTTCCATCCGGTGAGTGCTTTCCTGAAAAGTCAGACGAATTTCAGCAATGGGTTCGTGCCGGTGTGATTATTGAAATCTGTGATACAGCCGATTTTATGACGCACATGGGAATGTTCACCGGCTGCGGTTGGTCCTTCAACAGTCCAGGCATAGCAGCCTATAACACCGGTTGGCGTTTTGATGAAAAGGGAATAATTGAATGTTCTACTTTTCGTCTGCACTTGGAATTGCAAGCAACAGATAAACATTACGGTACAGACAGGGTAAGCCCTGGTGATGAACTGAATGCACAAGACCAGTCCAGGCTTGCAAGATACCTATCCACTTTATTTTCCGCAATTTCTCCAAGTGAAAATATTGGACGGGCCATACGCTATAAGATTCGACATATTGACAAGGCTGAAATATTGGCACGTGCTGCTAATGTTTATGAGGATATGACTGCGGAAGTCGAGTATTGGGATCAATATATCTGTAATCCAATCGCAAGCCACAAAGGTAAGGTACATAAGCTATACACTGGAAAACTGTACCACCATGCCAAACCACCTGCACAACCTCAGATTAAGTTTCCTGAATTTTCAGCAGGCAGGTGCTTCTCTTTTGACTTCACACCGGCTGAACGTGGCGTATCTGCAGAATGCGATACCATCATGTATGCCTACTTCGATGATGATGTACTGAAAGTTGTAAAGTATTTTTATACGGCAAAAGCCTTTAAAAAAACAGCCGATACAGATTTTGAAGAATGTATGACGGTTGGCTCTTGGTATAAAAATGAAACGGTTGGAGAATCCACTATCTCTGGTCATTTTTACCTCACAGACATTGATGAACGTGATGAAACATCAGTGACCTTAATCGAATCAACAGTTAAGGGTGAAGATAAGGGTTATGACAGCAAACCGAATTTTGAGTTTATACACTTTTTTGCTATGCAAGGAACCATGTGGCGCAATCGTTATTTCACTCACCTGACCAAAACCAAGCAGATAAATGGTAAACGTATTGAGATTGCCTTGCTCATTCCAATGTTTAACCGCAATGCAGTTTTACACGCCAACCGCACAGGTTCTCAATCAGAAACCTATCTTGAGAACCTTGAATTGCTGTCTATACGTGATCCCTATAGCTATCGTTATTGGACTTATGATTTTGTGTTTGCCTGGAACTCACCACTTAGCAAGCAAACCGGCAAGCCTTACCCGGTCAATGGTAATCCTGTTTGGGTAGAGCTTGAAGATTACAATCCTTCAATGTGTTCCGACTTTGCTGATCAGGGACCTTGGGTAAACGGTATGCCGTCTGACTATGGATGGTTGATTCACCCGAACAGTAATCAATGGAATCATAGCGGTGGTGGTGGTGCGCCTAAAGTAAATACCTATACCATTAATACGGATAAACCTGCTGAAATTACTGGTAATTTAAAGTGGGTTATTAATGATCAGATCATCACGATAAATACCAAAGTACCCGACCGAAGATACTTTAAAATGTCACCTGATGAGTATGGAGATGGGATGGTTCGGTCAGGCAGTAAGGTTTTTCTTGGCCAGACGAACTATGCCAATATTAGTGAAACCAATGATGCAGGTCGTGACGACACACAAGAAACCATTGTGTTAGGTTCGTCAACATTCGGAAAAGTCACCTCTGGTGATGTGGAGAATTTTAAGTTTACCGAAACGATCCTGAACAAGATTCGTCACAATGTAGAAGAAATTATTAAATTAGCTGATGCTGATCTCTCGATTCGTCGGGTAGATAGCATCAATGAGTTTGGATTTTCTGACCAGGTATTCCATGGTGTTCGTAAATTTCAGCTGATTGAAGAATTTTTTAGCCTGGGTGAACAGACTTTTGTAAAGCATAAGGATCTGATTAACGAGAATCTTGGCCTGGGTGAAACGCAAACCGTAAATTACAGCGTATTTCACATCGAACCATTTAAGTTGAATGATGTTTCGATGAGTTATAAGACTGCCTTTCATTCGATTTCAGATCAATTTAAATTGCGTGATGGCATTGCATCTCTAACCCGATCAATCGACCTGGTTGAAGAAAGCCTGGTTTTTACAGACAGTACCCGTGATAAATTAAAGACGCTCATTGTTGAAACAATGAATCTTGGCCAACAGCTTGAACACCATGCCACAACAAACACATTAATCGCTGATACGTTCAAGTTTAAAGATCAAGCCATCCACGTACAGCGCGACCTGATCAATGAATACATCGGTTTAAAAGATGAGTTTAAAAAGCTCTCTGATACGGTTGAACTGGTCATTGAAACCATGGCCTTTACTGATCATGTATCCGGACAACGTACTGTTAAAAGTCTGGCCGAATCCAGTCTAGGCTTTAGTGCATCGGTTGAGGGATTAAAGAAAGCAACCTCAAGTGTGACAGAGCTATTTTTTCTGGACGATGCGTACCAGGACGGTCGGGAAATTATTGGTGCATGGACCACAACGGCCGATGGTTGGAACATGAGCCGCTATTACGATTACCCTTATGAGCAATTGATTGTCATTGGTGATCAAATTTACGGTGTTACGGCCACTGGCATTGAAGAACTCAAACAAGGTTCGCGTAGCATTGCAGCACAGATCAAAACTGCAAAACTCGATTTAGGTGATGGTGGCCTGGTTCATCCTGACAGCATGATTTTAGAGTATAGCCTAGACGGTCAACTTTCAGTCGATGTGGGAACCACCCAAACTGGCTACCAACAAACATTTAACTATGCCTTGAAGAAAGAACCAAGCGACTACTTAACCAATGGCCGTGTGGTGTTTGGTCGGGGTTTACGTGGCAGACATTTTGAATTTGCAGTCAATATTGAAGGATCTACAGCCTACATTAACG